CACGGTGTCGCAGCTGTTCAGCAACAAGTGGCCAGTCGTTTCCGTTCCGACCGGGGCAGCTGGAGCCGTCAAGGCGTTTCAGAAGAGCCTTGAGTGGCTCGAAGGATTCGAGTCGGTCAACATCCTGTTCGATGACGATGACGCTGGGCGAAAGGCAGCCAGAGAATGCGCCCTCCTGCTGACTCCCGGCAAGGCCAAGATCGGTCGAGTGTCGGGCTACAAGGACGCCAATGAGGCCCTTCAGTCGGGTGCAGGAGCCAAGGTCGTTGATGCCGTCTACGGCGCCAAGGTGTACAGGCCGGATGGAGTCGTTCTCGGAGCGGACCTGTGGGATGCCGTCATCACCGAGGACAACACCGAGAGCGTTGACTACCCGTGGACCAAGCTGAACGAGAAGCTGCTCGGCATCCGCAGGGGAGAGCTGGTCGTTCTCACCTCCGGCACAGGCATCGGAAAGTCCAGCGTCTGCCGCGAGCTGATCTGCCACCTGATCCGTGCAGGGAAGAAGGTCGGGATGCTCATGCTTGAGGAGTCGGTCAAGCGTTCCGGCAGGAACCTGATGGGCATCCACCTCAACTGCCCTCCGTACTGGTGGGAGGAGCGGGGGTTCAACGAGCAGCAGAAGCGCGAGGCTTTCGACGCAACCGTGGCCAAGGTCGTGATGTTCGACCACTTCGGATCCGTCGATCCAGAGAATCTCCTTGCCCGTGTCCGCTACATGACCAAGGCCCTTGGATGCGAGTATGTGTTCCTCGACCACCTCAGCATCGTCGTGTCGGGTCTTGGTGACGGAGACGAGCGGAGGCTGATCGACAACGCCATGACATCCCTGCGCTCTCTTGTCGAGGAGACGCAGATCGCCCTGTTCGTCGTGTCCCACCTTCGCCGCCCGGACGGAGACCGTGGACATGAGAATGGGGCGCAGACCAGCCTTGCGCAGCTCCGTGGATCGCATAGCATCGCGCAGCTGGCAGACGCCGTGATCGGGCTTGAGCGTAATCAGCAGGATGACGAGAATGCGAATCTTCTCACGCTGCGCGTCCTGAAGAACCGATACACGGGAGAAACCGGACTTGCAGGAGGACTTCGGTGGTACAGGGACAGTGGTCGCTTGGCCGAGGTCGAGGAACTTCCAGTGAACGAGGACTTTGAATGACAGTCGTGAAGCCCAAGGGCAACCATCCGTGGAGAGCGTCGATCAAGGACCATGTTGACGAGTCCCGGATCAAGAAGCAGATCCGTGAACTTGAGGAGAAGATCAAGGAGCTGAAGAAGAAGCTCAAGGAGAGGGACGATGGCTGAGAAGCCCACGACCACGGTGAGGATCGACATGGAGTCTCACCGAGCTCTCAAGGAGCTTGCACGAAGATGGAAGGCTCTGAAGGGCGTCCATTGCAGCATCGTTGATGTAGTGCGCATGGGAATCGCCTTGACCGCGAAGAGCATCGACAAGGAGAAAGCCAATGGAAGGTGAGACCACAATCGACATCCGCATCACTTGCGAGGAGATCAGGAAGGTCAGCAGGACAACGCTGGTCCTTGAGGCTTGGTCCGAGCATTGCGACACGGTCACGATGAAGATCGAGCATCACGATCTTGAGTCCGACCTCAAGGAGTTCACGAAGGTCGAAGTCCCGTTCAGGGACCTGATGAACGGCCTTGAGGCGGTCAGGAGCATCCTCCGTGCTTGACCCTAGGACATTCGTCGCGGACCACAACGAAAAGGCTCTGTTCATCGACGGGCACGACAACGCGATCCTTGGTGTCGGCCAGAGATGCGGACAGCTTGCTCTTGCCGTGTACGACAACGCCATCATCCGAGCCAACCTCATGAAGGAAGGCATGGACGAGTTCGACGCAATCGAGTGGTTCGACTTCAACATCCTAGGTGGCTGGCATGGGGAGAACACTCCGATCCTCATGGAGCCGTGCGAGGGCGTGATGGAGACGATCCACAGGCTCAGGCGAGAGAACAACAGGCTTCTTCTGAGGCTTGCGGAGTACGAGGCCCGTGAGCACTGAACAGGACCGCTACCTCCTCTCTTGGAGCGAGGTGGCCGCAATCTACAACTACAGAGAGAACGACAACCTCAAGCCGGAGACCGTGAAGCAGATCGGCCTAGTGGCCCTCAGCAAGCTTCGGGAACGGTTTGAGGACAAGGGCATGACCCTAGAGGACATGGTAGACACATGAGAATTTTCTTCGACATCGAGACAAACGCAATCGAGGACTGGGTCAATTTCAGCGACCTGAAGAAGCTGCACTGCATCGTGGTGAGCGTGGATGGAGGTGAACCACAACAGGTTTCCCCGGATCAGTTCAAGAGGCTGGTCGAGAAGGCAGACGAGCTGGTAGGCCACAACATCATGGCATTCGATCTCCCGGCCCTGCGAAAGCTGATCGGATTCGTGCCGGAGTGCCGCGTGATCGACACGCTGCTGCTCTCCCGGCTCAAGTTCGCTGACCTGAGGAACGACGAGTTCCAGCTGATCAACGATGGGTTTCCCAAGGAGCTGGTCGGATCCCACAGCCTCAAGGCGTGGGGCCACAGGCTGAAGATGCACAAGGGAGAGTGCGAGAACTTCGAGGAGTTCACTCCCGAGATGCTGGAGTACTGCAAGCAGGATGTCCGCATCACCTCGCTGCTCTACCACAACCTCGACATCGATGACATGGCCGAGGCAGCCGTGGAGATCGAGCACAGGTTCGCTGAGATCGTCCGCAAGCAGGAGCGCACCGGATTCAGGTTCGATGTCGAGGCGGCAGAGAGGCTTCATGCCGACCTCCTGAAGGAGAAGCTTCATATCGAATCCAATATGCGCAAGGTTTTCCCCGACAAGGTCATCGAGCGTGTCAGCGAGAAGACGGGCAAGAAGCTCAAGCCCAAGATCGAGGAATTCAATCCGGGAAGCCGGATGCAGATCGCTGAGAGGCTGATGGAGAAGTACGGATGGCAGCCCGTGGAGATGACTCCAGATGGCCGTCCCCGCGTCGATGAGTCCGTCCTCGAATCCCTTGATTACCCTGAGGCCAAGTTCCTAGCGAGCTACCTGACTTGCATCAAGCGCCTTGGCCAGCTGGCTGATGGCGACAACGCTTGGCTCAAACTTCACAGGAACGGGAGGCTCCATGGACGAGTCAACACAAACGGCGCTGTTACTGGCCGCTGCACCCACAGTTCTCCCAACATGGCTCAGGTCCCGACCGACCCGGCCTACAGGTCGCTGTTCGTACCGAACGAGGGCTTGGTTCTTGTTGGCGCTGATGCCAGCGGCCTTGAGCTGCGCTGCCTCGCTCACTTCCTTGGGAAGTACGATGGGGGAGACTACGCTAGGAAGGTCATCTCCTGCGACATCCACTGGGAGAATGCAAAGGCATTCGGTCTCGCCCCGCAGCAGCAGCAGGACAAGGCCAACCCCAGCCACAAGGCGGCCCGCAACCAAGCCAAGGGCGGAATCTACGCGCTGATCTACGGGGCCGCAGACACCAAGCTGGGAATGGTTCTGGGCGGCGACTCCAAGAAGGGGAAGAAGAGCCGTGCGAACTTCTACGCAGCCGTCCCCGCCTTCCAGAAGCTCAAGGACGATGTCGAGAAGATCGTCTCGTCCAAGGGCCACCTGAAGGGCATCGACGGTCGAATCCTCCCGATCAGAAGCCCACACGCCGCGCTGAACACCCTGTTGCAGAGCGCGGGTGCGGTCATCATGAAGAAGGCTTGCATCCTCGCCCACGACGAGTACGAGGCCAAGAACATCCCCGTGGCTCAGGTTGCTGCGGTCCACGACGAGTACCAGCTGATGTGCTTTCCTCAACACGCCGATGAAGTCGGTAAGATCATGGTCAAGGCGATACAGGATGCCGGGAAGTCGTTTGGATTCAGGTGTCCTCTCGACGGCGAATACCGTGTCGGAAAGAACTGGGCCGAGACTCACTGATGGAAGACCAACCACTCGCATTCGTATCCACCGAAGATCTGCTGACCGAGCTGAAGATCCGCTACGACCAGATGCTCTTCATCGGGTACAAGAACAGCACGAACAAGCGCACTGACTACCACTGCGCCACCAACGCCGAGATCCATGAGGTAATGGGACTCGCCAACATGGCCATCAAGATGGCCGAGGCGGTGACTGATGACTGAACCACTTCCAGAGAAGTTCGACCGAATCCACATCGACGGAGACATCCTGATCTACGGCATCTGCTCGTCCTGCGAATACTGCGCTAGGTTCGATGATGACCTCGATGTGGTCTTCTGCAACATCAACGAGGCCATGGGCATGGCCAAGGTCATCCTCGACAGGTACAAGGCCATGGCCAAGGGAGACCTGAGCATCTACTTCACTGGCAAGGGGAACTTCCGAAAGGACATCTTTCCCCAGTACAAGGCCCATAGGAAGAAGGTGCGGAAGCCAGCCGGATACTCGGTCCTGAAGGAGCTTCTGACGAACCAGCACCATGTCATTGTGTGGGACAGGCTGGAAGCGGATGACCTCGTCGGCATCCACCACACCAGCTGCGTCAACCGTGGAATCAGCTCGCTGATGATCTCCACCGACAAGGACTTCAAGACACTTCCCGGATGGCTCTACAACCCCGACACGGACGCCTTCACATTCCAGACCAAGGCGGACGCCGACCGAAACTGGCTGTTCCAGACCTTGGTCGGAGACAAGGCAGACGGATATCCCGGTCTTGAGGGAGTCGGTCCTGTCGGGGCTGAAAGGCTCCTGAGCAAGAACGGAGCGACTTGGAAGACGGTGGAGGACGCATTCGTCAACAGTGGATTCGCCGCAGAGTACGCGGTGATTCAGGCACAGATGGCCCGCATCCTCAGGGATGGGGACTACGACTACACGACCATGGAGGTCAAGCTATGGCAACCCGCGAAGAGCTGATGACGCTGCATGAAGATCTCTGCAACCGGGCAAGGGCCCTCTCTCGGAAGAAGAACCATGACTACAGCGGTGGTAAGGATGCGACTCACGCCTTCCTCAACTTCGTCAAGTGCGAGGAACTGGGACTATGCAAGACGGAGACTGGTGTGCTTGTCCGTCTCAGCGACAAGATCTCCCGCCTCAACACCCTTGCTGATTCCAACCTCAAATACGAGGTGGACGATGAGCGCGTTCTCGACACCGTCCTCGACATCATCAACTACACGGTGATCTTCTACGCGATTCACGAAGAGCGTAAGGAGAAGGAAGCCAGAGGAGGTTACTTCCTTGAATGAGTCTAAGGACGGAGAATTTCCTCCCGTTCCTCCAGCCCTTCTCCACAGGTTGGAGTCTCAGATCCCCGAGAAGTGTCCCGATCTCGCCATGAGCGAGCGGGACATATTTTTCTACGCGGGTCAGCGATCCGTTGTACGGATGCTCCGCGAGGTCTTCAACGAACAGAACGAGGTGTCCTGATGTGTTTTAGCGGTGGTCGTACCCAAGCCCCTCCCCCTCCTCCTCAGGTTCAGCTTCCACCCGCTCCACAGATTGCTCCACAGACCATGCAGATGTTGCAGAGCACTCCTGCGCGTCCACGGACAATTGAGCAGACGGGCTACAAGAAGAAGGGCAAGCGGGCCCTGACTATTCCGCAGAACACCACGGGGATGTGACCATGCACACAGCAAAGTCGGCCTACAGCGAGATGGAGAATGGGCGGTACGCCTACCTACAGAGAGCGCGGGATTGCTCACGGCTGACTCTTCCCCACCTGATGACGGACGATGGAGACCAGTCCGCACAGCGTCTTCCGACCCCATATCAGTCGGTAGGTGCGCGTGGCGTGAATAATCTGGCTTCTGCCCTGCTGCTTTCTCTCCTTCCACCGAACGCCCCGTTCTTTCGCTTCGTTCTTGATGCGAAGGCTCAGAACAGGCTCATGGCCATGTCTCCCAACGCCAAGGCTGAGGTTGACGCCAGCCTGTCGGAGCTTGAGCGCCGTGTTCAGCGGGAGATCGAGGCTCAGGGAATCCGCAGCAACTTGTTCGAGGCCATCAAGCAGCTGATCGTCTGCGGATCGGTTGTCCTGTACTTCCCCGACGATGGCCCCATGCGGGTGATCAAGCTGGACCGCTTCGTGGTCAAGCGTGACCCGATGGGCAATGCGAAGAAGATCATCATCAAGGAGACGGTTGCTCCAGCCGTTCTTCCCGAGGAGATCCAGCCCTTCGTCAAGTCCTGTATGTGCAACCACGACAACACGGTGGACATCTACACCTGTTGCCACCGCATGGGCGACCGTGTCGAGATCTACCAAGAGGTCGAGGGGGAGATCATCCCGGACTCCTACGGGACCTACCCGATTGAGCAGAGTCCGTTCCTAGCCCTGCGGATGAACCGCATCGACGGGGAGGACTATGGTCGTTCCTATGTCGAGCAGTACCTTGGCGACCTGATCTCTCTGGAGAGCCTGTCCAAGAGCATCGTGGAGGCTGCTGCGGCTTCCGCCAAGCTTCTCTTCCTCGTCAACCCGACCGGAACCACCCGTGCCAAGACTCTGGCTCAGGCGCCCAA